TTATTGAACATCTCCCTTTTTATCTTCTTGTTTTTGTTTACTACCTAAAATTTCAACCGCGTTTGTCAAAGCTTGTGGAAGTGGGATTCCCATACGACCAGCATTTTCTAAAAGTGATAATAATTCATTACCGATAAAGAAAAAGATTGTCGCTTCACGAATTGCGCTATTTGTGCCCAAAACCGCATCTGCTTGAGTAGCTGCTGCAACCAAAAGAAAAAGCACCACCTTTTTGGCGATGCCTTTGAAACCTACTTTACTTTTTAATTCCCCATTGAATCCTGCTGCAAATACTCCTGTTAAATAATCGATAGCTGCCATAATTACCAAGACTTTCAAAGTTGTATCCCACCCTCCCAAAAAGTACCCACAGAAACCTCCAAAACCGGTAATAAAGGCTTTTAATAATACATCGATACGATCCAAATTCTTTCCTCCTTCTTCAAAATAAAAAGAGAAGCACGTTATGTGCCCCTCTTTGTTATATAAGCCGTATTTTGTTTGAAATTATCATTCCTGATTTAAAGATTCAAAAAAACCTTTGTCTATAATCCTTAACTTCTTGATCTAAATCTTCATATGCATAATCGTTGTTACAACTTTATTCAATAACACACCTCATAGACATCTCCCATTTTTTTAATACTTCCTCAAATACTACCATTAACTTTTGTTTATCAAGGGATTCACAATAAAATAATCACTCTCCCTTACCTATTAAAAAATGTTAATATTATAAAAGATAGAAGGAGGTGATTTAATTGCGTTATGACGATATAAAAGAATTACTAGCTGAAGTTGAAGAGTCCCTACTAGTAATTAAGGATAAATATGAAGAAGTTACATTGTCTAAAGATGTACGAGAAATTGCTAAGCCAAAAATTTTAGCTACAATGGTCCAATTAAGAAGTTGCTTAGATTATTGCATGAAGGACATTAACGAAATAGTTCTCAAACAAAATGGCGGAAAGCAATACTTCCCATATACTGATACTAAAAGGCGTTTTAAGGAAAAAATCAAGTCCGATTATCCTAAATTACGAAATGAAAACTCTAACGTCTACGCTATATTAGAATCTGTTCAGGATTTTAATAACACTGAGTATTCGTGGCTATCCCTACTTTGTAGAAAAGCAAATAAAAATAAACATGACTCACTAATAAAACAGAGCAGACAAGACAACTTCACAATTGATATTCCAGGATTTATGAAAATTGAGAATAGCACCAATATTACAGTTGAAAATTGTGCGGTTGCTTTTGGAAATGACCTCATACCTTTAAATTTCACAATAGACGAGAATGGACAATCTTCTGATCTAAAATTACTAGACAAACGTTTATCTGCTGAACGAATTGACTGGGTTACCTTCAATATAGAAGGGACAGATAAGGATGTATTAGAGTTTCTAACAAAATGCACGCGTGAGATTAGATGTATGGTAGAAAAATTATATAAAGAACTCACTAACCAAAGAACTAATCATTAATTATAATTTTCTTTGTGTGCTTTTATCGATAAGGGGCTGTTTGGCACAACAGCCCACCCTTTACAATCAGCCTCTCCACATCTGCATGATAATGTCACGAAATACTCGTGATATTCTTCTAACGTAATGCCTGAACGTTTACAATATTCTTCTTCAAATTTTTCTTTTGTCATAGTGTCCTCACCTGTTTTAAGTCATATTTTTAAAGGTTATTCGTTATAAACTCTATTTAATCCTTTTAAAAATATTATATGCACCTCTTATGAAATTAACTTTGGGCATCGTTTCAAAATAAAAAAGCCTGCTTCTGCACGCTTGATTTATTATTTCTAAACTGAAAAGCTCATTGCAATATGAACTGTATTTCCACTTTGAACCCCATTTACAAAAATTCCACCATCACTCTTTGCTGTGACTTCACAAATTGTTGGCACATTTCCATATGCAAGTGCTGGGAAAGCAATGTTTTGTACTGGTCTAAATCCAGCTGGAAGTGTTGCAAATATTGTAGTATTTACTGCATTTTTAACTGAACCAATTACCGTAATCTGTTCACCACTTCTTTTATATTTCGGAATCCTGTCAGGTACATTTTCTACACCAGTTGTTGGAAGGTTTGTCCAATCTTTATCCATTGCTTGTTTAATTGTGCCATCCGGTTTAATTCTGAATGCCTTTGACCAATTCCAGTCAGAACCTCCAGGTGTAATACTAGGAACAAATGTACATTCTCCGTTACTAGATTGGTACATTCTCCAACGCGCAGCATCTAAACCGCCACCCTGAATGATACCTGCTCCTAACGACTCAAACATTGATGTTCCTGCCATTTTTAAGTCACCTGTCATCGTACCGCCTGCTGTCTTGAGGAGATTCGTATTTGGTGTGTTAACTAGTAACCCAAGCGTCGTGTTATATCTCATGATAACTGCACCTGATGTGTAATCATACAAGTATATCTCTTTATCAGTTCCCGTTTGTCTCCCCGTAATAGCAAACGCTGGAACATTGTTTATATCATATCTTAAATTGATAGATTCAGGAGCATTAAGTACTAAATGCCCTGTCATTGTATCTCCGGTTTTCTTAACAACATCCATCTTATCAACTTTTTTTTGCAACTCATCTATCGTTTTCTTAAGAATCTCAAAATCAGAAATATAGTTTTCTATTTTAATATTTCCCTCTTTAACATCTCTCTTTAACGAAATTCGGATATCAGGTGTACTCGTTCGCTCTGTACTTTTTTCCATAACGAAATAAGCAGTCCAATCTGCCGATGTTGAAACAGCTTCAGCAGATAGCGTGTATGCAAATACACCATTCTTTGCATCAATTACTTGGGCATCATCACGCATAAATTGTCCTGTATGATTTTCCGCTTCATATTTGACTGTGTATCCTGTTAAATCTTCGCTTTTACCTTTGTTCTTTAGATGTACAATAATTTTCAAACCATTTTTATCATTCTGCCGAGAACGGATTGTTTTCGTAAACACTGGATCAGCCAAGTCGATAATAATTTCTTCCTCTCGCATATACTAAACCCCTTTCTGCAACATCCTACTTTTAATGTGTCTAGTTTGTCTTCTGTTGCGTTTTGTTTTATTCCTATGTTTTATATTACCCTTTGGTTGTATTGGTTCTAATTCTCGGATTCTAGCGTCTGTTTTTGTTACGTATTCTTGAAAGGCTCTAACCTGCTGTGAAATCATCCCATACAAACCCTTTCCTGTTTCTTCAGATTCGTTTGGAATGACAATACCATAATGAGTTGGAATGTCATTTGTCGTTAAAGTTGGTTCCCCCTCTTTACGATCCATACGCATTTCATAAAGTTTGGCTACATCCATTTTAAGGTTATATTGTTTTATATCCCAATTCATTACTTCATCTAATACATCAAATTTAATGTCTCGGATATTGGTTTTATATTTCCGTTTTGAGGAGACTTTAAAATCCCCTGCAATTATTCCACCATAGAATGAACCTGTACCAGATTTAACTTGAAGATACCCATTCTCATAATCCGAATTACGCAACATACAATATTGCATGATAAGATCCGTGTCTCCACCAGAAGAAGTATCAAAAGATAATATTCTTTTACCGTTTTTATGGTAATAAAACTTTTGCCCAGCAGTGAAATGCATATTTCCATTTGTGGCTTCAGCGATAAAATCATTTTTTGCTTTTGCTGCAAAGTTTGTACCAGCTTGTAGGTTCATATATGACAATTGAGATTCAAGTTGCAAATATTCCTCTGCTTTTACGTTTATATCGCCATTTTGACCAAATTTAATAATGGCAGGAAAATATAAGTCTGTATTACTTCCACCAATATAACCTCGTGTAATTCCTATCCCTGCTGCTTTAGGATAAATATTTGAATACTGATAAAGTGCAAGGGCTCCTTGTGAAGCTGTAATATCATTGTCTCCACCTATAAGTAAAGTGGGTTGTAATTCATTCCTCGAATTTTTGTAGTATCCTAAAAACATACGAGCAATATCACTTTCCATAATTCGCATGAATTGTTTAGATATGCTTACATAGTTTTTTGTATCATCGGATCTTAAAGTGGTACCACTAATTTCTCCACCTTTAATTAAATTACCAGTAAGTGTTCCAGCTGTTATAAAATCAGCGACAATTCGCCCATCATATGTAATGGCAGTTTCATATGGGCCATTTACTCCCCAAGGGGAATATCCTAATCCATTGATGTTCCACTGCCAAACCTTTGAAGCGGTCATTTCAGATTTTGTGTCCATAATCAAAATACGATCAGGATAAACCCTAACATGTCCCCCAAATCCAGAGTTAATAAGATTCGTCGCATTTGCTTTTGCTGCATCTAATATAGAACCAGGCATATCCTTTAATTCATCATGCATTTGATCCACTTTACCTGACATATCAGTGAAATTTTCTTTAAAGTTACCGATTGTTAAATTTATATATTCCTTCTTTATTGGATCATATTTATAAGAAATAACTTTAGCCTGGATATCGATGTTGTCTTCCACATGCTTGACAGTAACGATATCCCCCATATATACACGTTGCAAAATAGCATAATCCTTATACTCTTCTGTTTGAGATAGTTCTTGAAACTCAACTTTATATGTCGCTTTAGGTTGGTCAACCTTTTGAATTTCAAACATATCATATGCTGCCCTACGCAAAAGTCTATAAGCTTCCTCTAAAGGAACTGCATCATCATCATTTGCGTTCTCACCAAGAGCTGCTTTTATATCTTTGAATTCCACGACTCTTATCTTTGGATGAGGATACTTATTTATAAGTGGACTGTTTACATACTTTTCTGGTAAAAATAATCCGTCAAATCCTTGTGGCATAATTTTAGTAATCGGGCTCTTCCAATCCACATCACCCTCATAGCCTAATAAATCCTTTTTGTGTTGAATAACAACACCACGATCCATACCACGACTTTTGAGCATTTTAACATCAAAATTATCTCGTTTTAATTCTCCGCCCCACCGATTGATAAAAGAATTATCTAAACTCGTATCTAACATTGCTTCAACTGGATTTTTCCTTACAATACGTGCACTTGCTATAGTCGGTATATCGGAATAAAAAATAAAAGGATGCTTATATTGGCATCCTGTTGATAAACGGCTCATTGCAGCATTACCGTTTGTGGTTTGAATGAAGATATCTTCTATTAAATTCTCTGTTAGATCATAAAAGATGTGATAACACTGTACAGTTAGTTCTCCCATACTCGGTTTAGGGTTCACAACACGGAATAACTGGTCACCATCTGGCGTGGGAACTTTAACGATACTCATACCATCGATATCAATTCCGTATGGAGCGAATAACGGATAACTAAATGTAAATGCAAATAAACCGTTGAGCTCTTCCTCAACAGTTGCATTGTAAATATTCTTATCCAGAATACCGATTCCATTATGTGTGAAATCAGTCTCATTTGGTTTATATAGTGTAATCATAAAAATCTCCACCTTGGTTCAACTATAATTTTAGTAACTGTTTCAGACCATGAAATTGAATTTATTCCATCTTTAAAAAGTGGAAATTCGCCTATCATTTTAGAATTCATTGATGTTGTTCCAACATATGCTTCTAGTAGATCTGAATCGATGGTAACGGAATAAGCCACTCCTTTTATTCGGAACGATATATCATTAATAGTAACCGTTATATCACCGCTACCATAAACCACTAATTTCGGCTCGGATTCTACTGTTCCAGGATTTAAAATGCTTTCTGGTTTTGTTAATACTATTGGTGCTGTATCAATATATTCAAAAGGATCAAGCGTAAATTCCACTTCAAACTCTCCATGTTCTTCAATGTCATTAGCGATATCCCCGATTTTCACATGTTTTATTTTCCGATATACTTCATCATCAGTAAAAAACAGCGTTTTTCCATTAATAAATAATGACTTCACACGTCTTATTAATGGTTTTATGTTTTCATTTTCAAGCAAGTTGAATTTGACTTTAAAAGGGACATCTTTATACGCCCCTTTCTTTGTAAGCGAACCATGTCTACCAGGAACAATTATATGCTCTACTTCTTGTTCGGCGGTTGGAATAACTGGACGACCTACCATATATACTCCGAAACTACTTACTAATTCATTGTCAATTCCCATGTCCAGCAATTTAATTCCTCCCTATCCCTATTTTTGCATTACGTCCCCGTTGAGCAAGAACACTATCAATCTCTTCACCCATTAGTTTAATATCCCTATCATTCCTTACAACTGGATTATTAATATTGATAATTGTTGGCTCTTTTGACATAGTTGCTGCAATACCTTCACCAATTGCTCCTAATGTCTTTTTATTAAGAGGTAGTACTCCTTCTGGTCCCGCTTCACCAGCACCTTGTAAATTCCCACCGTTCATACCGAAGATAGTTGGTCTAGTGAAAATACCACCTTTAGCACGCCATTGAACATTAAGACCAGATGGATACGTAATGTCTTTCCCTAAAACGTTTTTCGTACTAGTTTCCAAACTAAAGTGTGGCATTTTGGGCATTTCAGGCTTTGGAATTTTCAATTTCAGATTGTCAAAGAAGCCTTTAATTTTATCAATGAATCCCTTCACCCCATCAACCGCATCTCTTATTGGATCCATAATAAATCTTTTCGCTGCTTCAAACTTTTCTTGTGCAGCATTCTTTACAGCATCAAATTTTTCACGTGCTGAATTATACAAACTCTCGAATTTTTCTTTAGCTGAGTTATAAGCTTCTGTAGCCGGTTGAACTACATATTGTTTTACTAAATTCCACGCTGCAAGTGTATAGGATTTTATTTTTTCCCAATTTCCTAATATCCAGTTTGCCAAATCTCCAAGTTTTTCTTTTGTTGTATTCCACAATTCTTGTACTGGTTGGATAACATACTGTTTTATTAAATTCCATCCTGCCAACGTATAAGACTTAGCAAGCTCCCATTGTGAACTTAACCAAGAAACTAAATCAGAGAATTTTTCTTTCACTAAGTTCCATGTCTCCTGAACTGGTTGAATGATATATTGTTTAAATAAACCCCATCCAATTTGTGCCGCAGCCTTTGCTATTTCCCATTGTGTACTAAGCCAGCTAACTAACTCGCCGATTTGTCCACTTACCCAATTGTAAGCTTCTTGAATCGGCTGAATAATATATTGAGATATTGCCGCCCAAGCAATTTGTGCACCTGCCTGTATTAATAGCCACCCTGCTTCGAGAACCGTAGAAATTAACGAAATAATAGGATCTAAGACTGTGAGAATGGTATTCCAAGTTTCCTGCCAGGCTTGTGTTAATGTTCCCCACAATTCTGACGCTGTTTCGACAAGAGACGACCAACAAGAAGATGCAGTTTCGACAATTCCAGACCATAAATCACTAAAAAATTGACCAATCGGATCAAAGAAACTATGCATCATTTCTGTAAATGAAGACCACGATTCAGAAAAGAATTCAACAATAGAATTCCATGTATCACTACATATCTGACCTATATCCTTCCACAAATCGCTAAAAAACTGACCTATTGGGTCAAAAAATTCATGCATCATTTCAACAAAAGATGACCAAGCTTCTGAGAAATACTCAACTGTGGAATCCCACCCATCACTACAAGCTTGAACTATACCAGACCACAAGTCACCAAACCATTCTTTAAAATCCGACCACTTTTTAGAAAGCCAGTCGGTTATGGCTCCCCAGTTTTTTATCACCAATACAAGTGCTGTAATCCCAACTATAGCAGCCATAACAACTGCAATGATCGGTAATAAAGCTCCATCTAGTGCCATGAATGAAACAGCTAGTGCGGCAATAATTGGTGTCAAAATAAGAAATGCTGTACCTAATAACCCTAAAACAGTAATAAACTGTTGAATTGGTTCTGGTAGTTTAGTAAACCACTCAGATACCTTCTTTACTCCATCAACTACTTTAGGTAAAATTTCTTTCGTCATATCTGTTAATACTTTTCCTATTGGTTCTAGTGCTGTTTGTGTTTCACGTAATGCGCTTTGGAATTGTTGACCTAATGATTCTTCTTGAAGCTTTTTCATTTCATCCATACGCCCATTTACATCACCAAGGCCACCGTTTACATCAGTAAGCCCTAATACAGCTTTCGCTCCCATGTCTTCCCAACGAGTTGCGAACAATCCAACGCCAATTTGATTTTGTTTGACTTTGTCGTCCATGCTTCCCAAATCGCCTATTACAGCTTTAAACACATCGGCGGCTGTTGCTTTACCATCGTTAAAAGCTTTCCAAACGCCTTGAGTCTCTTTTGAAAGCCCTGCAAAAGCATCCGCGGTTCCTTTTGAACCGTCCTGTACCTTCTTTCCGAATTCGGCAACTGTGTCATTGATATAATCCAAATTATAAGCACCATCACGCGTTCCATTCGCAAGAATGGTAAACATTTCTTGAGCACTAAAACCACCTTGTTTGAATAAAGGCGCATATTCAGAAAGGTTATCAAATAACTCGTCTGAATAATTTAGACCTTCTTGGGCACCTGCTGCTAGTAAATCAAATGTTTCTTGTGTAGATAAACCAAATTGACTCATCAATTGTCCTGCACCACGAGTTGCTTCGTTTAAGTCCACATCATAAACCTTTGCAAGTGTTAAAACATTTTCTGATGCCCCTTGTAATTCTTCATGTGGAACATCACGCATATTTTGATAGACTTTTATTAGCGCATTGTCTACCTCTTCAAGGTTTTCACCAAATCCCTTTTTCCATGTATCTACCGCTATTTTCTGAAGGTTCTCAGCACCTTTTTCAGTCAATCCCAATGAAGCTTGAATTTTTCTTTGCGACCCATCAAATTCTATAGCGACACCTGCGACTGATTTACCAAGTTCAATCAGTTTTTCAGACATTCCCTGCAATATCTGAGTAGCTTCCAACATATTGTGCAAGTCCATTTTCTTACCTAGTTCGGCCATACCATCTGCCGCTTGTGAACCACTTCTCCCAACACTTTGCAATGAATTCTCGAATTGCTTCAATGTGGTTTTAGCTTGGTTTAACTTCGTCTCAAGTTGTTGCACCTCTGTGGAATTCTCACCATATACACGCTTTGCTGCACTTAATTGCTGTTCTAAATTGTGTACAACTCTATCGGTCATTTCCATTTGCTGACGTAGTTGTTTTTGTGCCAACTCTAACTTATCTGCTTCACTAGCATTTTGACCTAATTCAGCATTTTGAAGCTTAAACGAGCTTGTTAAACGCTTTTGTTCCGCTTCAAGCTGTTTAGTATTAGCTTCAAGTTTCTCCATGTCTTCACGTGCTTCTCGTGCTTCAGTTGCTTGCTCTGAAAGACCTTCGTTGACTCTTTTCATTGCATTATTAAGTGAAGTTTCAGCACGTTCCGCATCAAGCAATTTACCGTACATTTTATTGAGTTGTTCAGCGGTGGTATTAGTATCCTTAGACATTGCTTCAAATTCAGCACGTAACATCGATGTACGTTTCTTAGCTGCTTCCATTTGGATTTCTAACTTTTTCTTTTCAGCTGCTAATTTATCAGTCATTGTCGCATCTTGACCCATTGCTGCAATATGATTTTTATATTCTTTTGCTGCATTATTCATAACCATGTTAATTTGCTTCAATGTCTGAGCATACTGAACCTGACCATCCATCTTGAAATTAAGAACAACATTTCTTTCTTTATTCCCTGGCATTTTCTCACCTCATTCCTCAATAAAATGGTGTCTGATCTAACGTGTAGACTTGTTTTGGTTTCTCTTCAACTAATGCATCCGGATTGTTGTATCGAAGATGCATAATGTATTGTTTTAAAAAATGATTAGGAGTGATTTTCCAAAAGTCATCCATACTTAAACCAAGCAATGTGTTACCAACATAAAAATAAAAATCCCAGTCTAATTCAGACTGAGATTCCTTGGTAAACACATTCTTTACTTTTTTTCATCCTTCTTCAACTTCTCCATATCATCAACTTGGAAGTTCTGGCCGTTAAAGATATCCCATACTACTTGGAAGATACCAGGTACATCGTAAAGCGGAATTGCGTGCTTAATTTCCATAGGTGTACACTCTGTTCCACCACTTCGAACCATTGCATAAATTAAAGAGCGCATCAGTTTAGCTTCTTTTTCACCTAAAGAAAAGTTAGCCTTCCCTACCATTTCATTCATTTCTTTTTCAAACTCATGATACGGTTTCCCATAAGATTCTTCCACATAAGGGAATGATTCAAACGAAAAAATAACAGGGATTTCTACACCCTGTACTTTGATTTTATTTATATTTATTTCAACATTAACTAAATCACTTAAACGTGCCATTTACATTCTCCCCCTACTGTCCTGTACTTGTTCCCAATGTATTTAATTGAGATTCATCACAAATAACTTGTTTCATAAAGTCTTTAATTGTAACGCCTGTTGCGGAATCACGAACTTCTGAAAAATCCACTTCCGTTACATCATTGAATAATAACGGGGTTGCTTCCATTACTAACGATTGGTCTTTAACCTCTGCTTCTTCGGTTGTTGTCGAGAACTTTTCTTCGGCTGGTGTAATTTGAACACGAGGATACCAACGACCAACACGAGAACCATCCGATAATGGAGCAACAAACCCTAAAGCGAACATTGGGAATTCTTTTACTGTCGCTTTATTAAATACCACACCTTTTGTTGCAATATATCCATAAATTGCATCTTTAACAACCTGTGATAATGCTGCAAAACTTAAAGACAATGTGTATTTACTATTTTTACTTGCATTTACAAATAATTTATTACTGGCCCATTTTTGAACTGTCGTACTATTTCCTGCAATCCCAAGTTCAGTAATGATGTCCATTACATAAATATCTTTTTCGTATGTTGGAATTGCGAGATTTGTATCTTTTCCACCAGTCATCATTGTAATATATAATGATTCAATCCCCACTGGATATAATAAATCCTGCGCTTTTGTTGTCGGTGCCATCTATATCATCCTTCCATCTTATCTATTATTTTTTCTGCTAAAATATCGGCTACTTTGTCACCCTCTGCATCAAATGTGTTTTGAGAAAAGTGTAAGCCTTTCACATGACCTCTTCCATTCGCTTTTTTATGACCATGTTCAGCTAAATACCAATACCAAGCGCTATCTTCAAATTCCACAGAAACACGATCATTTTTTATAACGACTTTCAAGCTATTTTTTAAATGTGTTCTTTTGTTCTTGTTTGAGAGTTTAATATTTGCTTTTAATTTTGATGCAAAATATTTAGCTGCTTCCTCTAATACATCCATTTCTACTTGCTTATTAACTCTAAGCAACGTATTAATATCTTCTAAAGCATCAGCAAATCCATTATTGTTAGCAGCCATTAATTAATACACCTCACCGATGTTATGAATTGCGTTACAGTGTCATCATTCTCATCATAGGGAATGCCAAAAAATGAAGCATATTCAACTCCATTTTCATTAAAAATTGCTGTTAATGGTTCATAATCTTTTTCAGTACCATTTGTAATTACTGCAATTTGATATAAAGGCATTGACTTAATAACTTTAGATGATGCACGTTTATGTGTTTCGTTCACAAATTCATACACAATGTAAGGATACTTTGCCTTTGAAGGAGCTTCATCACGATAGACTGGAATACCTGATTTTTTCATGATGTCTCTTAATTGCTGAAAATTAATTTGCATATGATAGTGACACCTCCATCATTCGGTCTTCTTCTCGTACATAAATGCGCTCAATATCGTAAATACGACCACCAACTTTTACACGGTAATCCTTTTGGTTGTTTTCAATATCTCTATCAATACGAACCTCAATTTTCTTTATAATTTCATTCGTATCTTTGGTTGTAAATTTATCTGTAGCTGTAACTCCGATATTGTTATAACGAATTTTACGTTCAAATGGATATCCCATCACAACACGGTCTGTTTCTGGATTAATCGTCTCCCCTAATTTGAGAAGATCTCCCAGCCATCTGAGTTTATTTGTCTGTCTCTTCGGCATCGTATACCTCCTGGATGAAGAAAGGTGTCATTGCATCAAGTGCCTGACCTAATTCTTTTTCCGCTACACGATATTCATAAAAAATACCTGCGCACATAATGACCAGGTACTCCACTTCTCTTCCACATGATTTTTTTACGTACCGCTGCCCTTGTTCAATATAAAAAGGGAGCATAGATTCATCCATGCCCTCTTCCCAATGAATATGAGATTTTAATCTCTCAATTAAATCATCCATATTAAACTCCTGTAGAAGCTGCTAAAACATATTTATAAACTGGAACCTCAAATGGTGAGTGAATTAATTGAGCATCTAATAGATTCCAAATACGGAAACCTACACGATTTGTACGTGAGAATAACTCAACTAATTTTTGTACTTCTAATGAGCCGATAACATCTTGAATATAGAATTTCGAGAAGTCACCAAAATAGAACACTGGTGTATCTGGTGAATCAGGAATGTCAATTGCATCCTCTTCTTCAACTGGGAAGCCTAATAATGTATATCCAATTCCACCTTCTGCTTGATTAAATGGACGAAGCAACGGGAAGCCATCATCTGTTTTCATTGTTTCGATTTTAGTTAATGCTGCCGTATTTAATACCCATCGTGCTTTTTTACGTACTTCTTTAACTGGCGTGTTCTTCATTTTTACTAATGCGTTGTATAAATCTTTTTCATCCGTTTTAAACTCAACAGCTTTCTTTGCTAATGCGCCATCATTTACGTTATTAGCTTCATCGCCATTAACCATATATTGAGTTTCTTTACGAACATAAGCTTTCTTCAATTCATCCATCACGATTTGCTCAATTGGTAACCCAGTGCGTGCTAATAATTTTTTCGTTACAGTTGCAAGCGCATCAAACTCTGTTGGAGATAGTTCGATCTCATCGAATTCAATATCCGTTTCCGGGATTTCATTATTTGTTCGCTCATTTTTATGACCTTGAGCTTCTGCCTTTTTAACTAAAATAGGATACTTAATATTTTCTTTTGTTTTTACTCCTGTTCCTAATCGACGTAAAAAGTTTTCTTCTTGAGCATACGTAATAATTTCTTTACTTAAGAAATCTGGAATAGTAACAGAACCATTACCAGTAACTAACCCTAACGCGCGAGCTTCCCTTTCATCAATATTACCCACAATATAATTAGCAAAAGCTGAACGAGTTTCCTTTTCTTTGTTTTTAGTAGATTCATGACCTTTAGTAGAAAGACCTGTTCCAATAGATGCCATAATTGCGGAACGTTGTTCTTCTGACAGTTCAGTTTTTGTATCGGGATTTCCCTCTTTTTCATCAGGATTTTCTTTTTTCTCATCTTTCTCTTTGCCTGGATCTTCTTCTTTTTCGTCTGCTTCTAATTTTGCTAATTCATCAGCAAGAGTTTGCGCTTCTTTTGTTAATGCTTCTACTTCAGCCTTAACTGCTGCTAAATCTTCTGAACGAACTTCACCCTTCTCTACTTTCCCTTGTAATTCTTCCAAACGAGCTTTATTTCGCGCTTGAGATCCTTTTAAGATTTCTTTTAAATTCATTTTACATTTCCTCCAGAACATTTTTTATTTGTTTGATAAGATTATTTCTTTCTTCTACATTGTCATCTTCAAGAATGGTTTTTACAGTTGCTGCTTCACTTCTCATTTCAATCATGGCGGTATTTTCGCCCCTGGTTTCAATGGAAGTGGCAACATATGCTGGTGTCATATCCAAAATAGACACTTCTAAAAGCTCTAGTTCTTCAATAGAACGCTTTTGAACACCAGATTCGCCCTCTTCCCATGAATCTTTTTCAGAAACAAAACCAAATGACCAACCACGCAATTCTTTATCCTTGGCTTTTTGAATCACTTGTTCATCTGTAACCGTAGCAATGGCTCTTAAACCAATATTATCTTCATACAATTCCAGATTTCCGTTTTCAATAGAGCCAAGCTTTCTATTTTTATCGTGGTTAAAAAGCAAGTCCACATTCTTTGCTTTCTTTAACGCTTTTTCAAACGTCTTAGGGGCAATCTTCTCTTTGAAATATCCTCTTGGTGAAGGCAACATGCGACTTTCTCTGTCCACAACATTCACATAGCCATCAAGTATGACTTGATTCCCTCGGACCTCAATTTTCATTCTCTTCACCCCCTCCCAATAACTCACCTGTAGTCTGCGTCTCACCAATTTTCGATAAATCATTAGAAATATAGATTGCTTGTGACTCAGGTGTATTTTGTTTAGGGAATCCGAGCATATCGGCAACATTGTCAGGTGAAGTAATGGCTGTACGCACAAGGTTATAACCGATATTTGTCTTGTTGCTATAAGTGACAAAATCAAGAATATTAATCTTGAATTTAATTCGTTTCCCCGAATTTTGACCATAAAAAAGAAGACTCAAATGGTCTTCAAAATTTTTCATTATTGGTCTTACTGCTTTGTTGTGTATATACATCATTGCTTTTTCAATATCTTCTTTGATTAGCTCTGTGTATGTATCCACATTTACACCTAAAAACTTACCCAAATCCTTTTTGTATACATTTAGGTATGCTAGGGTCTTTTCATCGTCTAACGGGCTTTTAAGCGTGTCTATTGAGTACCCTTTTCCAAGAGGTATCATTTTTACAGACCTTGATTCATCGATTGATTCCAGTTGGTCTAAAATTGCATTGATTAACTTTGACTGCGCACCATTCTGTGGATTAATATGGGCATCCAAATTTAACAAGAATGCTAATAAACCACCCTTTTTATATTTGTCAGTTAAAGTTTTCTCAGCTGACATAACGCCCTCGAGTGTATCTCTTCCTAAATCAAGAATACCTTTTCCTCTTAAATGATCTGCACCAATATTTTTCACATGACGAATCATAAACGGAGGGATTTCTTCCCCACCGATGTTAAAATGTTCTACTAAATTATCATCTAACTCTGTAAAAACACTTGAAGCTAAATGTATTTGAGTGCCATTTAATATAGGGAACGTTTCTCCCTCGAGCAAATAGGTATTTGTCATTAACTTAATGAATTCAGATTGCGTTAGATAATCATTAGGATTCTTTAAAATACGAAGTGCAATGTCATCTTTAATTTCATTCCCAAATTCATCTTCCACAACAATATCAGCCAATAACATTTGATTGCTAATATCTTGTAACAATTCATAAACATCACTAGATTCCAAGATATTTGAATCCGTAACATATACGCCACCGTAACGAATACTTTTTCCTAAAACATCATCAAGATAGCCGCGCTTTTCTAGCTTTCGATACAAATAATTTGAAAACCTATCCCTTAAACCCAATTTCTCACCGCCTTTCAATTAACGAACGTTTCCGGATCCGTTAAAGTAACTTTGTTCGTATTTTAAATTTAAGCTTTGCTATGCATGTTAGACAATTATGCATGGACAATTCCCCAAAAAGTATACAGCTAAATATAATATTGTGGAAAACAAGATTAAGATAAGGAGTGATTGTCTTTGTATCGTCAGTATTGTTATAAAGTCCCTTATACCTATGCCCAATGTATGGCGGATTGCACATCTGGAGATAATCCAGGTTTCGATTATGAATGTCGGCCTATATGTTGGCAGTATAAAACAAGACCTTGGTATCTACAATGTACAAGACCTACGGCATATACACCTTATGGCATGAGTCAAGCAGCACCTTACATTCCACAGCCGAATTATTATCCATATTCCTATTTTCCTATGCAACCTTCTTTTCACTGCCCTCCTGATTCTATAAAATGGTGGGTATGCGACGATGGGCCTACCAATTGTCATTGGGAATGCCTTCCAACTTAGTGCTTGAGTATTTGCCGAGAGCCAATCAAACACCGCCTTTCAATTAACAAATGTTTCAATTTCCGTTAAAACTTTTTTGTTGACATTTTACAAAAGAAAAAGGACCTTTTTTGGTCCTTTTGATTAATTCCTTCTTTCCGGTTTATCTCTTAGACTCAAGAGCTAATAAACGAGCCTCAAGTTTAGCTAAATTCTTATGTAATTCAGCATTTTCAGCCTCGAGTTTCTCATTTAGCCCTTGAATAGCCGCCAAGGCTACACCTTGTAAATCAATAGTTGAAATATGTTTACTATCATCACCATCAAGTCCAAAGGTGGCATTAAAGTCCTGAGCAGTTGGGCCAATATGACATCCTTCAGATGTGTCGTTTTTATAGTTCCAAGTCTGAATTGGCACACTCGCTAACTTATCAAGAACTTCAAGCGTGTTAACACTCAAGAAATTCTCCTTGGCGTTTTTGTCACTGATGAGCCTAACCCCGCGTGCATAGACGTCAAAATCTGCAGAGATGTTACCCTTTACATCCATGTTACCTGCTGCCAAGACACCACCAATATTATTAACTTGAAAGACGACGGCGCCTTGAGGAGAAAATCCATAGATAAGCATTCCCAGGTTTGCAAAATTAGTAACATGTAAAGCTGCAACATTTTTCACATTAGACTCTAAGTATTCCGGAGGCCCTGCCATTTGAATCCCCCCTTAAATGTCATTTAAATTAACTAGATATCGGTAAAAGTTTTACATTACAAATATATTTTCAATGTTATATTTTAGAACTCCCTAAAATCATCATTCACGTTTCACCTATAAATCTCATTAATTAAATCATCCATATCTTCACCATCTATATCTTCCATCTGCATCATAGTTTCTTTATGAGCAACTAAAAAAGCCACAAATCCATCAATCTTTTTCTTTGATTGACGTTTTGAAGGCCCCTTCATTCCATTCATATTCACTATTACTACTAGGTTTAATGCACAATATATAAACAATGGATTGTCTGTAAACAAACGCTCTTCATAAATTAAACGTTCTGCATCATCAATCATAGCGTTCATTACGTTTGGATACTGATTAACTACTAAACACTCGAGACCAAGATTCTCACACTTTTCAATGAGTTTTTGAGACATGGCTGGATCATAGTTTAGTTGGTGCACATCGTATAATTCCATGCATTCTTTGATGTAATCCAATACTTGATCCTGGTCAATCATTTTACCATCACAAAACTGAACGTAACCGCGCTCAACTAAGTCTGTATAAGGAACATTGTCCTCCTTTTCACGAAACTCAATGTCTGCATTCGGTATGAAGTACATCTGTTTAACCTTCAGAATGGCTTTCCCGTCTTCATCATAAGTCGGAAAGTTCAAGTTCACGCAAGTTAAGTCTGTTGTTTTTGACAAATCGAGACCAAGATAACAAGTTTCACCTGCAAGGTCACCGAGGTCTTCCACAAGGACATGCTGCACCTGATCTTGTTCAAAATAATTCTCAGCACCATTAACGAATACGTTTAAATGTTTAGAAAGAAACTCGGCTTTCTTGTGTGCTGAACGTGATGCTGAGATGAATTCAGTTTCAAGTGCACTCATCGTTACAGACACACCAATATTCGGGTTAACCATCTCCCAAACATTTCTGTCTGTCCAATCATAGTTCTTGTTAGGTTCGTATATCATGACAAAACTTGAATCATTATCATCACGTTTCAATACTTCTTTTGCTTCACGATACACTCGCATACCAACGCTAGATGAACCTTTACCAGCCGTTGATATATTAAACATAATCGGCTCAGCACGAGAAACTTGCGCTGATTTAAAGTTATCGTACTGATCCATATTTTCTTGAGCATGAAGCTCATCGTTTAAAATGAAGTGTGGATTGGAACCCTCAATGGATTGTATGTTTTTACTCATTACTATGAATTGGTTCTGATAAGCCAAATCATCACGAATATAGTCATAGGTCACACTGGAAATTGTACCTTTTGGTCCTTTATAAATGTGTGAGCAATCCATTAATACATCATGGTTCATAATTGTTGCTGCAAATGGCTTTGCTGCATATTGCGCCTGGTTAAAATCACTCGCACAACAATAACAATCGGCACTGAGTACTCCTTCACCGTACATCGCATAACCAAGAGCACCAACACCGATTAAGGTTTTACCATTTTTCTTAGGAACCTGGATATAAGCTTCACGGGTAACACGAACAACTTTACCTTTTTCATTCTTATGAACCCATCCATAAATCCATGAGTAAGCGAATTTTTCCCACTCCTCTAGAATAAAAGGTTGTCCAGCTAAATCACCTTTAGTATGACGGACAAACGTTTCTACCCAATCCATCATTTCATTTGCACGGTCCACATCGAACCAAATATCTTTACGCTTTTTCCATTTATAATAACGATCTACCATTGCTTTGATAGTATCGGGATATTTTTTAGGGTTCTTTCTTACTTGTTTTGCATAAATCTCTGCATAGTTAATGCCACGTTCAATCACATAAACACCACCTCCAAGGCATAATAAAAAGCCACACAAATGTGTGACCTAATTTTTTAAAGACGCCTTCTTAGAATTTCTTCAGTTGCATTTGTCATAACTTCTTCAATCGTTTTATTTTTTGATGGTTTTACTTTTGAAAATATAAGGTCACGACGCACGTCATCATTTAAAGTTATTACCTCCTGATATTCTTTTTTATCTGTATGATATTTTATCGTGACCTTAATTTTCCCATTGTGTTCTTCACCAAAAGCATTTGCGGAAACAATTGTAGATATTGATTGTCCTGGGGCTATAAAAGCATCCCTGATATTCCTGAAATATTCTTTACCTGACATTGAATCAATATAACTAGGCTCAAAAATTATGGAATCAATAGTAGCTCCACTTTTACCAAAATTCTTTATAATCAAATACTCATGAATAGAAGATAAAACTTGGATATAATCTCTGTATACAACTACATATGGTCTATTTGCTTCTTCAATAGAGCTTTTAGTTACCCTTAAGGAAAGTACAGAAATAATAATTGCTACTACTGAAGTTCCAATCCCTACTATTGGAGAAATTATTTGTACTAAATCTGAAATATTAATGTTATCCATCTATGTATCTCCTAATCATTTTTACATTAATTATAACATTAATTATTCATTTTTCTCCATTTATTCCTATGAGCTTCCAATTCATCTACCACTTGCTTTCTTGGTTTTTCTACCTCTTCATTTTTTCCAACAGTAGAACCACCAGTGACAAATTTCCCTGCTTTAGATTTATTAGTAAGTCCCAATAAATCTAATGCTTTTGTTTTCTTATCCGACCAAGTCTCCACCTGCTGTGCCAATGGATGCTTTGAATTATTTGTAGCACCGGCTTTATTTGTATGTTGCTGCGTTGCCGGAAACCCTTTCTCTTTCCACTCAATAAACATCGTCATATAAACTTCGAAAATATCTAAATAGGATTCAATTAATGGATCTAAAGTAAGGGTGTAAATATCTGCATCACGCATGATTTTTAATATCCGATTTTTCTCAGCTTCTGTTTTATCGGCAACAATTTTTTGACGCTCCTTTTTCGTAGACATTTCACACCCCCCTTTATTTTTTAAAAATGTTGTCTAACGATAGAAATGCCCCCTACGCTACCTATCCTCCCCAAAGGGAAAATTTTATTTTTTGACAGGGGGGCTTATCCAAAATAACTCGGAAAAACCTTTTTCGGTTTATCTTCATTTTCTTCGATTGTGTGACACTTTGGACAAAGTAACCTTAGATTGTTTAGATCAAGTTTAAGTGTTGGGTCATCTTTAATTGAAATAATATGATGAACATGAGCACTTCGACCAAAGACGAACCTTCCACATCGTTGACAGTATCCTTTCTCTCGTTCATATACTTGAGACCTGATAAATTTCCATTCATCTGTTCTATAGAATGGTTTGTTTTCATGATGATAGATGTTCTTCTTATCTTTCTTCTTCCTTGGTTTGTTACGCTTATGTTCTTCACAGTAACGCCCTTTGCTTATCTTGTTACGGCAGCCATTAAAGTCACAGTATTTCATGATAGCAATTCAATGATGTCTTCTTTCTTTTTAACATCAGCTGGAATCTCAACACCTAACTCATCAGCATACTCACGTAACTGTTTCACTGTCATATCATTTAAATTAACTACTGTCTTATCAGGCTCAATTGATGAATCCATGCCTAGTATCATACTGTCAGGATTAACAGTTACTTCGAACCCTGGTTCTTCATCAGTTGGTACAAACAAAATTCTTTTTTCTTTTGAATCCCAATACTCTGTACCTGATATTGTTTTTCTGACTTCAGTAATCATTTTGTTACACCCTCCCTGTCTTTCTACAAAATAAAAAGCAGCGGATTCGCTACTTTAATTGCTCAATTATTCTCTTTGATATTTTTCTGGATAGCACCTAAGTCGCCTCTCACGAAATAAAAAAAGCACCCTTATTGGATACTTTTCATATTTGCTTTTGAATTCTTTTAATTATATTTTCGTATAGTCTATTTATTTCTTCGTTATTAACATTAATAGTTAATGGCTTATTATTAATGTACTTTAATAAAGCATCGTCAACTTCTTTCAAATACATTATAAATTCTTGTAAACTTTTATTGGTTTTCTTATTAAAAAGGATCGAATATTGTTTAACTTTAAGCTCAAATGCAAGAATTTCTTTTTGATAATCATCTTTTAATTCATACAGTTCTGTCTCTGGAATATTATAAAAAGCAACAATATAAACCATAGTTTTTATTCTTTTTTGGTTAACGGAATGTATTTCTTCAATTAATATGTTTCCTTTTGCAACCACTTCATTTCCCTTCCTATTTGTCTTTTGCAAAAAATAATTAGTTCCTCCAGTAAAAATAATTGCTGTTATTGCACTTGTAATAATAGTTCCTAAATTAAAATCAATATCCATAAAACTTAATGTCCCCTTCCAAAAATACCATTAATTTCATTTTATCATACAAATAAAATGAAGATATATCTACTTTTTGTTATAATAATATACAAACATGGAAGGATCTGTATATTATGAGTTTAATAACAATTGTAGAAACCAAAGACATTGTTTCCATTATTTCTGACGGGCAAAAAACCGGACTTGACGGAAACATAGTTGGAACGGGTTTTCAAAAATTCTATGCTACTGATAATTTTTTCATTGCCGTTGGTGGCTCCGAAGCTGTTGCACGATTACTTTTTGAACATTTCAAGGAAGTTAACGCAGACAAAGATTACGTTAAAAATTTAATCGATGAACAAGCTAGCCAAATTAACCATAGCTATTGTATGGTGTTTGGTGATTGTACAAACAAAAGATCTCTATATACGGTATATAATCATTTTAATAATGAATTTGAAGTTCAAAACTATATACCAGAATCAGAAAGCTATTTACCTATCATCATAAACTCTAGTCATTTAAAAGAAGCCCCTATTGGACTTGTAAAATATAAAATAAGTCAAATGGTATTAAAAAATAAAAGTAATGAAGAAATTATACAGGTGCAAAAAGATTTTCATCAGTATGCTGCAAATAATGATCCTACCGTAAATAGTGAAATAATTCCACATATTATTTATAAACAAAAAATTACAGAACAAAAGAGCAACTGATATTTGGTTGCTCTTTTGTTAATTTCTTATGTTATTACTATAATTCATATTTTCAATAGTATCGATTCACTTTAGGAGTGAACCTAAATGATACCTTCTCTTTCCACAAACTTGATAAGCCGAATTATTTCAGCATGTTTCTTTTTAATATGGCTAGAACTATAACTAATTTCCTCAGCTATTTGCTCCAACGTCATGCCATCCACATACTTCATTTTTAGTATTTTATTGTCCAAACCTCTAAACTTGTTAATTAACTTTTTCAGCTTGTACATATCATTCAGCTTATGCGCTAACTCATATTCGATTGCTTCAATACGTTCTTCTACCTTGGAACCTTCCGACTCAGCAGTTAAACGTACATCTCGCAAATCACCACTGATCCAGCGTTTTAATTCAGATTTTGTTTTATCTAAGTTGTAATCTAAGTATGCGATTCGTTCTTCTAATTTCTGATAGTCTTTCAGCCAGTCAAACAAATGATGATTCACCTACTTTCTTTTAAAACTCAATATATTACCAAACTATTCCTTTTAAATTTGCTATACTAATAATAAAAACAACTAAGAGAGGATAAATTATGTCAAACAAAATAGATGCAAATTACCTTTTATTACAACTTGGTTTATACGAACCTGTTCCATTTAATGAAACCAATGCTATTGAATTAGAACAAATATTTAATAATTTCTCTGATATTCAGTTTGATTGTTATTGTATTGAATGTAAAAAAGATTCTACATTTAAATTTCACGAGACAAAGGGCCTTGTATTATATCTCAATGCAAATCCAGATCCAGCTAAAGCAATAAACAGATTAAACACTCATCCAGACCCCATTAATTTAATCTTTAAATGTCAACGAGATAGTTCACATTTGTACTCATTTATGATTCGAATTATCAACAATGAAATAACTAAGGTTGGACAATTTCCATCTATCGCATCTTTAGAATTACATTCTATAGATAAATATCGGAAAATCCTAAAAAGTGACTACCGTGACTTTTCCAAGGCTATTGGACTATATTCCCATGGAATCGGAGCTGGTTCATTTGTTTACCTACGTAGAATTTTTGAAAATCTAATTGAAGAATGTAGGCAAGAGGCACAAAAAGACGATTCCTTTGACGTTGATGCTTTCCAGTGCTCTAAGATGGATGAGAAAATACTAATGTTAAAAGCTTATCTTCCAGGTTTTCTTGTTGAAAATAGAAAACTATATGGAATCCTTAGCAAAGGAATACATGAATTAGACGAAAAAACATGTTTAGAATTATTTCCTAATGTCAAGGTTGCGATTGAATTAATACTTGATGAAAAAATCCATCAACTTGAAAAGGAAAGTAAGATTCAATCAGCTAGAAAATTTATCGCAGCGACTGTTGAAAAATTTAAGAAATAAAACATTCGATCATCCTTTTTAGGGTGGTTTTATCTTTACTTTCTACTAAGAAACTCTAAATCTCATAAAACATGTTTATTTTCCTTTCTAAGACGTTTTACCTTCCACATGGTGAATTACATTAGGAAATAAAAACATCTTAGTTTTTTCTCAATCTGAAAAGCCATTTTTCAGCAAAAGGTTTATTTTGTTATAAAATCTATCTATTCCAAATGAAAAATTTAGTATAATGAGTTGATAACGATATTTATTAGAATAAGGAGATGTAATAATTGTTCGAACTTTTCACCTGGATATTACTGAAAGTATTAACTTCACCCATAATACTCATTACTGCATTACTAGCTATTTTTTTAGTTGTTTTTCTAGGATTCTCCCAACATAAAAAACAACTTGAAATTCATAAGAAGCAACTTGAAATTCAACAAAAACAAATCCAAGCTCGTAAAATTTATATGGAGGAGCTTCGTCAATCTAGCATCAATGAAATTGACAAAATGGATGGTCGACAATTTGAAGAATACTTAAGTTCCTTATATGAATCACTCGGATACCAAACAGAAGTTACAAAAGGATCTGGTGACTTTGGAGCAGACTTAGTTTTAAAAAACAATAACGAAACAATCATTGTGCAAGCGAAACGCTACAGTAATAAAGTTAGCCTTCAAGCCGTTCAAGAAATCGTCGCAGCAAAAGGTTACTATATCGCTAATCATGCATGGGTTGTAACTAATAACTATTTCACAGAGCCAGCTCGTAAACTAGCAGCTGCTAATGATGTATTACTTATTGACCGTGATCTATTAATTAAACTAAGTGCACAAGTTAATCGTCAGAATACCCAAAATCAATCAAACATGGAGCAGATCAGCCAGTAAAAGCTGACTGTTCTTTTTGTTTAAAATGAAATTTTTATAATCGATATCCTGAGCCGAAGCCCAGGACTAATATTTATTCAGCAATCTTTTCTCCATCAACAATCTTTAATTGACCAGGAACAACTTCCGTTGTCCCATCCGGTTTAACGTTGTACTCTACACCTTCATGCGGTTCTGTATAAAATTCATCCAGTGACATTTGCGAAGGATCAATAATGATAGAAACATTTTCACCGGCATATGGATAAAGTTTATTAATTTTACCTTTCGCATCGCGCTTCACATTGAATTTAAGTACGGTTTTCTTACTATCACGTTGGATAGATACAAATTCCGCACCAATCGGTTCAACTTCACTTTCTACCACAGTTAAAACAATAATTGTTCCTGGCATCTTTAATAGATCATCGGCATGTGGAAGCTCATCACTTAATACATGGAACATCAAAACTTCCTTTTTATCGTCCTTTTGCATTTTCTTGAATAAAACGTTCAATTTTACGTTTGTCATAGTTCAAGCTCCTTTTGTATTAGATTGATATTAGAACTAAAGTTTTCCTGTTATTTCTGTACGTTTCTAGCCTTAGAAAGTCTTTCAGTCGCTTTTAGTCTTTGCTCTTCCGTCATAACTCGTAAATTCTTCATTGTTACTTGTTTTTCTTGAAGAATACCTTTAACAGCTGTTTGCCTTCCATCCTCTTCTTCTAAGGTTTGTAATTCACATAGCTTACTAAGTTTCCTAATATGTTTAGGTACAGTAGAGTAAACGTTCCACTCGCCTGTACTATTATCGAAAACCAATGTAGTTTCTTGTTCTTCACGGGAATATGTCATATTAAAAAGATCCTGCTTTCAGATAGTGTCTTGCTTGATAATAAAAGTGATAATATATCCAGTTACCACTGTACTTGTTATCTAAATACACAATTTCAAAACCATATCTCGCTTTAAATGTATTGAGTCTTCCAAGTAACGCTAACGGGCTGTATTTCGAACGATACTGACCTTTTAACATTTTTTCATAGCCTTTAGGGTCTTCCACAATTAAAGTGAATGGAATATCTTTCGAACGAATCAATTCATTTTCAAACGCTGTTTGTTTATCCTTTTGTAAGTTCCCTGTGATCTCATCCATGTGGGCTTTTCGTTCTACTCGGCTATCTAAGTAAATATCACGTGGTATTCCTAACTCTTCATTTTTAGGAATCATACAACCATAATCGCCCGTATCTAATTTTTGGATTTTTACTGGTATATCCTTTTGATTTAAATAATCAAGGATATGACCATTTACATTTTCACGAGTATCAATCACGACTGTGAGTGTTTTAAGGATTTTTTCTATTTCTTTATCTGTGTAATGGAAACGGATCATTCTCATGCTCCTTTCTTTGAATATGTAACCGCACGTTCATATATCTTTCTTGCCATTGCATTTGATTCATCATTTTCAAATTTACGATAATCGTCATACATGTCTGTCCATCCGTTCTTAGCAAGAACAATCGTCCAGTCATAGAACATTTGTAATGAATCGGCATCAGCAAGCAACCATTCATATAATTTTTGATTATGTTTCCACCCACAGAAATGATGAAATATCTTCATTAACGTGATTTTCTCCGCACTTTCATCTTTCCAAGATTTAAACCAATCATAAATAGCTTGATAGTTTTGTTCGGCTGCTTGCATAATTTCCGTTGGAATTAAATCTTGTTTTTTTATCGCAACTTGATTATCTTTTTTATCAAGATAGATATCCGCACCTGATTTCCAAATCGAACTTAAAATTAATAAAACCTGCAAATCTATCACCTCTGTTATCAAAAGTTACTTAGAAGTGTTACTAAAAAACACCGAAAATTAGCATGTGTTACTTTTTAGTAACCCCCTTGAACCTTAGAGCCCCAAGGGATTGAGGCACTCAGGTTACTTTTGTTACCTATTTTGAGCATTAAGCCCCCTAATAGAATACTTATATATATATTTATTTTTTGTTTATATATATTTTTAGTAACAAAAGTAACAAAAAGAATATATAAAGTACCTTGATCCCTTATGTACCAAGGGTTTTAAGTAATTTTAAATGGGTTACTTTTAGTAACACTTTTGCTATTTTCATCGTTTTTCAGTAACTTTTGCTGCTGAAAAGTATTTTTTCGGTCTGTTAAAGTAACACCTTTGACGTAATACTTATTTTTGCTACCACGTTCTCTTTTGAATCCTTGCGATTCTAAAATTCGGTAAAACGCTCTATTTTTTAATTGGTGCTCACCATTCCTGAAACACCAATTGGAATAAACTTCATATAATTCTTTCGCTTCAATTTGAACATCTTCTCTTTTAAAACAACACTCGAACATGAACGGACCGAGAATATCCATTTCATCTTTGTAATCACCTGTTGCTTTCATTACAATTGCTGGATCGTTTAGTCCCGACTTCTGCCACTTCAAGCAACCCTCAATCGCCCAGTTCAGAATGCCAGGCATTTCAAGGCTTATCTTCTCTGGTAATTTCTTATCGCGCTTTTCTTTTGGAAGCTGTAAGTTAAATGGAATTAAGCGAATACGTCTCCAAATACCTTCATCGACACCTTTAATTACTGGCTTATGATTTGTAGTAAAGAAGACTTTAAACTCTGGTATGAACTCAAAATATTCTTTTCTAAGGAAACGAGCCAACACTGGTTCACCACCTGTAATTTGCTTTACAAAAGCTTCTGAGAGTTGTTCACCCTCTTCACTCTCGATAGCCGATACAAAACGGGCTCCCACTAATCTAGCGATATCATTATTGGCTCCTGTTTCTTTCTTCTTAATGAAAGTATCTGATTTAGCTTGTTTACCGTATTCACCCATAAGGTCCTTAATGGTATTAATAAAGGTCGATTTTCCGTTGGAACCTCCACCAATCAAGAAGACCATTATTTGTTCCGTAATTTCTCCTGTTAGGGAGTAACCAATTAACCGCTGCATATACTCAACCAGTTCTTTATCGCCTTGGAAAATTTGATCTAAGAAATTAAGCCATTCTGGACATTTTGCATTTTCATCAAAGGAAATATTAGTGATTTTAGTTAAACCAAGTTCCCGATCATGCTGCTGTAGCTTTCCTGTTTTCAAATCAACAATGCCATTTTCAACATTGAATAAATATTTATATCTATCAAAATCCTCACGTTCTCCAGGAACCAACGGCATAAGGTCCTTGATACTGTTCATTCGGATATTTCTACGCTCACACATTCGCGCCCATTTCGTTTCCGCTTCATCTTCTGACTTATATAAGCTGCGAAGTACTTTTGCTGTAATTCTTTCAATCTCTTTTTTTGTATCCAACTTCCATCGTTTTCCGTCCCATATGTACCAACCAATGTCACTAACATATTTAATTACATGTCCATATTCATAAGCGATACGTTCAGCATTTCCTAGTTCAGTTAGACGGAATTTCTTTTTCGGCTTGTCCTCCACAGATTCGACCGCATCTTCATTAATGAAATCGAAAGAAAACTCTTCGAATTGTTGCTTATTATCTAAAATAGTTGTGGATGTCGAGGAAATAGCCATTGCAATCGTTCTTTCACCGTACGTTTCATTTGTATCGCTAAAATGAATAACATCCCATTTATCACGAATTAAGCTAGTCTCGCGGAACATTGAATCCATTCGAGTTGCTGATTTTCCAGTCCAAAATGCTAAATGGTTACATAATGAAAGGTCACTTGCTGAATGATCGTCATTTATTAAACTGCCATTGTATAATGAACGGATTTCATCACCGTTTTTACTTCTAAACATCCTTTCCCATAAAGCATCATTTGAAATTTTAATTTCATCTTTTTCAAATTCCGCTAGATTCACACGTCCTTGAATGTCGCTATCATCAAAATATTTTTCGAATACTTCAGCTAGTTCATCCGTTCTCTCATATACATCATTGGAATTCTCACGATTTCCCGTGAAGGTAAAAAAACGACCGTATGAGTAAATTTCCAAACCATGCTTTGTATTTTTTCGTCCAGTTCCTAAAACAGATTGTGGAAGGTTCCCTTTGATAATGATGTGAATCCCATTTCCTGATGGTGAAAACTCTGTATAGCTGTCTAATGTATCTATAATTTCTGTTGAAAAAGCATTTGTTTTTCCTTCTGCAACACACTTATCAATATCGATTCCGATGTAATTATCCTGCCTACTAAATACAAAGCCAATTCCGTCATAGTCACCTTCTAAATAGAACTTGACTGCTGTCGCAAACGTTGACCAGGTACTTCTATTATTTGCCTGAGCCATTTCACCAGTGACTTGATATGGAACTTTTGTTGGTTTGCCATTTCTTTTTTCCTTACGCCATAAGATCCATTGCGGAAGGGCTTTTAACTCAGTAGGAATTTCATTAAAATTGTATGGATTTTCTTTCATTGTGCCCTCCAATTAGCTTTTTAGGGTATAAAAAAGAGAAGTCGGCAAAACCAACCTCTCTATTTAGTTATTTAGAATGGTAAATCATCGTCACCGACAGTAACTGGTGCACTTGTTTGCATTGGCGGGTTCACCTTTGAAGCACTATAACTTGACACTTTCGGGAATACACGTCCATCATCTTTTTTATCATGTGTTATATAAACGTTTAAGTGTTTATTGAAAACATCTTTCGCCATTTGTGCAGGACTTTGTGGGCTATAATTTTCAGGCATACCACAAGCTAAGAAAAATGATTTAGCAATACCTCTAGCTATTGGATGCTCAAAAGTAAATGTTGTATATTGGACTTTTTGACCTTGATGATCTTGCGGAACATCTGAACGAATTTCAAAATCCACTGTTAATTTAGCTTTATTATTTTGCGTTAAACCTTCGACAGCATTTAATACAACCGCTTCATAATTTCCTACTTCAATTAATGAAAATCCTTTTACTTCTTCTACTTCATCCATTTTGAAAAATGACATATTAATCTCTCCCTATTCTGTGTTTTATTTTAGTTTGTTGATACCAATATTAATTCTTCCTGTACGCAACCTTGACGCGCATCTAAATGATTCTTAGCGTAAACACTTTGATCACCTTCTAAGATAAATCCTCGTGTACCGTCTGCTTTTTTAACTAATCGTCCAACAACATGAACAATTCCCATAATATGATTAACGATTTTATCCCGAATATCAGGAATGAATTGTGTGTATTGCTGACCATCATCATGAGTAATATTTCTCGTTGTTTCCCAAGCTGTGAAAATAACATTTGCATCTAATGAGTTAAATGTTTCTACTAACTTTAAAAGATGGTTATCTAGTAAAGCGTAATCCTTTAATTCAGGCATACCGCTTTTTGTATTTTCACCTTTTTTAAGCAACCATAACTTTTGGTAATGCGTTAAGTTATCGATAAAGATATTGTCGTATTTACCGATATTCGCTTTCGCGAGTGCATAAAACTGTAGGATGCTATCATGTGGATTTTCACCATCAATTTTAGCTACATCTACATTTTCATAACCGGATAATACTTGGCTTGTCCCATCAATATCCAGGACTAATGTTTTACCTGGAAACAATCCAGCAACCGTTGTTTTGCCGTTACCTGGCTTTGAATACATAATAATTTTTGCCTTTTTACTTTTAGTAATATCAGCACCGTTTTTAATTTCCATTTTGTTTACACCTCCACACTATATGTAATAGATTCAGGTTTAACCGTCACCCCCGGAACAATTTGACCTGTATCATCAATCACAACCTTTTCTCCACTGACTTCCACAATCTTGAGTGACTTTTTCAAGTCGGCCCATTTAACACTATTTTTGATGAATTCGGCTAGATCATTTTGAATGACATAATCTAAAAGCAATGCTTCATCACCCTTATCAGGAGTTTCCTTGCTCTTACGAGTTTTGGATTTACCATAAGGTGTACTAATAGTTTTCTGCTTTGGATCCTCTGCAAGTTGTTCCGCATGATAACGTTGGATATGACCTTCAAAGAATGAAACACTATTGTGGATGGGCTTCAATTCGCTTTGTTCCCATTCAGTAATGCGCTCACGTTCAACATTTGCTAGCGTTGTAACTTGCTTTTCTTGCGCTTTAAGTGCTGAAATTTTACGGAATGCCCAATTTAATTGATTAATATCCTTAATTTCAAACTGTTGCTCCGCATCTTGTAATTCATCAACTTCCGCTAATTCAATTGCTTGTAATGAGTTCATCTATAAAACCTCCAAATTTATTTTTCATTTCCTGTGCGCTATACAGCGAATAATATGTAAAACCGTTATTATCAAAAGAAACTTCAAAAGGATAATCCTTAGATACGCGACTTACTATCATAGGCTGCACTTCCGCTTCCTGTAGCAAGAATTCAAATACCTTGTGAGTTACATGTACTTGATTATCACGAACACTGATAATCCCTTTGTCATATGCATTGTGGATGGCTTGTACACTTTCAGTGATTGTTTTAATATCCATCAATAAAACGCTCCTTTACATGAATTCAATTCATGCTATAATGACTGTGAATTTTGTTTTTCTAAATCACCTGTTGGCGCAGGTGGTTTTCTTTTTATACAGCTCGAAAGCATTCAACATTTTGTTGATCAATTAAATATTCCGTTAGATTTTCTTTAAGTACTACATTTTGACCAAACATAAAATACGTATCATCCTGTTTAATTTCACAACCATAGAAATCTTCAATTGGATGATCAGGTTCCTTAATCGATTCCTTTTCATTAACGTCTTCCACAAAGATTGCATCAATATTGCTTACACTAATGTGGAATGGTACTTTATTAGCGGCACCTTCATATTCGACTGCTGTTAAAGAACCAAAATTATTTTTAAACGTTTTAAATTGTTCAGCTGTAAAACTTGCTGTAGCACCGGATTTAAAAACTACTGTTACCTCTTTCAATTAACTCACCTCCCTTCGTTCTGAAACCTTACGGTTCATTGCATAAATTCTTTTCTTTGCTTCTAATTCAGTAATAAGCAACATCGCTGGGTTATTTCTCATTTCCTCACACTGTTTTACAACTTCTGATGCTTTCATTAATTTACTCGCGGATAATACTCCGTTCATGATTGGTCACCTTCCTTATCTATTTTTTAAAAAGAGTATCAACCGTTGTTTTAAAATGTTTAGCAAGTATTTTTGCTTCAGTAAGGCTAAAATCTCGTTTGCCACATTCTTTTAAGTGATAGCTTTGCTTTGTTATACTTATCACTTTGGCTGCTACTTCCTGTGTCATGCGTTGTTCTCTACGAGCAATAAAAAGATTTTGATACATGTTTCATATCACCTCGGTTCGAAAATTATTAATAAATAATACGTAATATCTTATTAATCACTAATTTACGACAGCATTTTTCGACATTTTATTTTTTTAAAAAAAAGCGAGACTTCCCCTCTAAAAATACTACCTTTAAACGGTAGTACTGTTCAAAAAAAAATCATCATCATAGTTCCCATCGTTTATTATAGGTAATCTAATATAATCAGACGGAATTTTGTATACAATAGATGCTTTTTGCAAAATATGACCTGGAATAGCAGTTATACCTTGTTCATAATTCCGTAGGGTTTTTCCTGTAATATCTAATATTCCAGCTGCTTCATCTTGTCTTAATCCTGCATTTACTCTAGCAGCTTTTAATGTTATCTGAAACATCAAGTTACCTCCTTTCGATAATTTCTAAACTTAATATACTACCTTTAAACGGTACAGTCAATACCAAGCATTATAAAAATTACCTTTAAACGGTATTTTATGTCTTTACATAACTACCGAAAAACGGTAAAATACTATTATAAAGTGAGGTGAGACAAATGGATGCACAGGAAATGAAAGAAATTTTTGCAGCTAACTTAAAAAAATTTTTAGAACGTAATGGTATCACACAGACTTATCTAGCAAATGACATAAATATCCCTGAAACAACTGTTTCAAACTGGATTAAGGCTAATACTTATCCAAGACCAGATAAAATACAGTTATTAGCTGATTATTTTAAGATTAATCGTTCTGACTTAACTGAAGATAAACCCTCTAATTTATATGATGCTAATGTTCATCTGGTTAAGGTGCCGAAATTAGGAAAAATTGCATGTGGCCTACCTATATGTGCTGAGGAAAACTTTGAAGGGTATCGTTATGAAACATCTGATATTTTACCACAAGGAGAAATATATTATTTAGAAGCCAAAGGGAATTCAATGGAACCAACTATACCTAATGGGGCTTTTGTATTAATTAGAAAGCAAGATGATGTGGAAAACGGAGAAATTGCAGCAGTTCTTGTTAATGGAGATACTGAAGCTACTTTAAAAAGAGTAAAAAAGCAGGGCAATGTTGTAATTTTAATGCCAGATAACCCTTCATACGAACCAATAATTATCACTCCAAATGTACCGGCACGAATTATTGGAAAAGCAATACGCTTTACAAGAGATCTTTAAATTTCTAGCGCTAGCAATTTAACATCGAGAGAGTAGACGACGGTCTACTCTTTTACTACAAGAAAGGAGATTCTTATGACAATTTATAAAGATGAAAAAAGAGGAACTTATTACTTTATCGCGAGAATCCGACAGTTTGATGGCACTTTGAAACAAGTAAAACGACGTGGCTTTAAAACACAAGAAGAAGCACGAATTGCAGAAGCAAAAGCTCTCATTCAAACAGAATCTAATTCCAGCCTAACCTTTTCACAATTAGCCGAAGAATATTTTGAATGGTACTGCCAGAGGAGAAAACAGTCTTCTATAAACACTATTAAAAATATGATATATAATCACTTACTAAAGGAATTTGGAAAAATGAAGATAGATAAGATTACAGCAAAACATGTCATGAATTATCAAAATAAGATAATGCATGACTATTCAGCTGAAACTTTAAAAAAGATTCATAACGTACTTTCCGCTATATTTAATTTTGCAATTAAGTTCCACGGCTTAAATCGTAATCCAGCTCGAATTGCAGGAAATTTTGAAATTGAGTCTAATAAAAGAATGAACTTCTGGGAATTTGAAGAATTCAAAAGGTTTATCAGTGTTGTAGACGAATCGATATATATAGCCTTTTTTTCAACACTCTATTATAGTGGAGCTAGAAAAGGAGAACTTTTAGCTTTAACTTGGGAGGATGTTAATTTTGAAGAAAAAACAATTGATATCAATAAAACAAGCTATAATAAACATATTACTAAACCAAAAACGAAAGCATCCAACCGAATCATTATGTTACCTACTATCGTAATGGATCTACTAAAAGAAATAAAAAATAATGCTACATTAAAAGTTCCTTTGAAAAAGGATTATGTTGTGTTTGGTGAGTTTTATGATAGTATAGCAACTACCACATTAGCTAGAAAATATAAAATCTTTTTAGCGGTATCAGGAGTGAAAAAGATTGTACTTCATGAATTCAGGCACTCTCATGCATCTTACCTCATTAATAAAGGTGTAAGTCCGCTTGTCGTAGCCCAACGCTTAGGTCATTCAAATGTAGCAACAACTTTAAACACTTATAGTCACTTGTATCCATCCAAACAAGCAGAAGTAGTGGCATTTATGGAAGAAGATTTGTTATAA